ATTTTGCCAAGACAGAAGACGTTGCTAATCCTGGCCCACCTAAGCCTTTTGGCGCGGGTGAGATGCGTGGTGGCGGTGCAGCAATACGAGGCAAGAAGTTCTCAGGTATATTTTAATTTATTATGTTAGGAAGAATTAACATACCAGGGTTAGCGATCGAAGACATTGATTTAGAAGAGATTGTTGGAAGACCTTCTCAAGCCCGTGGCAGATCTGAAACAATAAACATCCCTAATGTTGGGCAGATTCAATTGCCAACGCCGCAAAGCGCGGCCACAACTAAGCCAGATTCTAAAAAATCTAAAGAAAGTTTTTTTGGTCCAAAAATTGATCCAAACGCTAGTGAACTAGATAAATTAAAAGCTCAGTACGACATGCTTACAGGAATGAGATTTTTTAGAGATCCTGGGCCAGGGCATTTTAATAAAATAAAAGAACTTGCCCAACAGATTTATAATTTAGACAATACTTTTGAAAGCCCGTTCTTGCAAACAGAAATTCAACCTGTAGAGACTCAACCTGAGACAGCACCAACAACACCAACAACACCAACAGCACCAACCCCTACTGGTTCTTATGAGTCAAGTTATATTGATTGGTTAGAAAGCAAACCAGAAAAGCCAACCGTAAGACGGCTTGGGAGAATGCCTGGTGGTGGTCCAGCTTATAAAAGAGCGCAAAAGCAATATAGAGAAGATTTAGCGAGCTGGAAAGCAAGTAAGCCAACGAGGGATTCTTTCACAGCACCAACACCTGCTCCTAGTCCTGTAGATACCCAGCCTGTAGAGATTCAACCTGTAGAGCCTAAACCAACGCCTCCTCCTGCGCCGCCTGTTAACCCATTTGAGGGTTATGTTCCAAGAAATATATTAGCTCCATCTTTTGATCCAAAGGATGTGAGCGCACAACAGAAAATGGTCGCTGATGCAAGAGCTAGGCAGACTCCTGGCGCGAATATACAGGGCGGCGGTTATTTGACTTACGACAACCCCATGCTTGGTAATAAACAGACACAGTTTGGTGGTTATGGCCAGCCAATGCCTACAGCGCCTCTAATGAATTATGCGGGACTATCCTCTCCCATAACCTACTCAACACCTGCTCCTGATCCAGATAAAGAAATAATTAGATAAATGGATTCAGTTGCATTGGCTTCTTATGTCAATAAGAAGCTTAAACAGTACGAACAAGGTCACATGGAGTATCTTGCTTCTGGTGGCGTAAAAGACATGGAGGAATACAAATTCGTCATGGGTGAGTTATCGATGCTTCGCACCCTGCGAGAAGACCTGCGAGAAGCATTGCACATACAAGGAGATGAAATCGATGAGTGAACCACAAGTGGACGCTCTCGCACAACCGTCTATAACAGACGCATACGTTAGCGAGGAAAGTCGGGTCTTAGACCCAGCCGTGTTAGATAAATCATTGATAGAAAGAATGCCAGAGCCTGCTGGATGGAGGATCTTAGTTCTTCCATACAAGGGTAAAGGCGTGACAGAAGGCGGTATACAGCTTCTGGAATCTACAGTGGATAAAGAAAATCTAGCTACTTCAGTTTGTTATGTCATTAAGGTAGGCCCACTGGCTTATCAGGATGATTCTAAATTTGGTGGTATTCCATGGTGTAAAAAAGGTGACTGGGTTCTTATTGGAAGATACGCAGGAGCTCGTTTTGCCTTGGAAGAAGATCATGAAGTTAGGATTATTAACGACGATGAAGTAATTGGAACAATCTTTGATCCAAATGATATTAAATCTGCATAGGTGAAAACATGGCTGAAGAAACATTAACTGAAGCTTTAGAAAAGCTGGATGACGAAAATATCCAAAGTGCTGCTCTTCCTGAATCAAGGAGGGTAGAAGAAGAAACATCTGAAGAAGTTGCAATCATTGATCTTGACGAAGATGACGTTAAGGACATTGAGCCAATTACGGAAGATGTTGTTAAAGAAGAGTTTGAACCCAAACCATCTATTGATGAAGAAGAGCTTTCTGAAACTGAAAAGAGAGCCAGAAAAGCTCAAGACAGAATCAATAAGGCGG